GCAAAAACTCCTGCCGAACGTAGAACCCTGAGATCAAAAACTTTCCAGGGTATCGCCAGGGCTATGGCGGATCAATGGACTAAAAATCTTTTATGATTTCCTTAACAAAAAACCTGCTAAAAACTTTTAAATATATGCAAAAACTTACTAATTTTACATTCAACAACCAAAACAAAAAACCCATGCACGAATTAATCACACTCAGCTACCAAATGAAGTGCGGTATCACTGGCACGATCATCGACAAAGGCGAACAAGCCTATTACAACCATCAGACAAAAACTTGCATTCATCCATTGGAATATGAGAAGAATATGAGCCAAGTTAAGATTGGTGATCCAAAAACCTACTTTACTAGACTCCAAAAACTTAACAAATAAAACATACAACACATGAAATTCGAATTTGTAGCAGAAACAGACCAATTACTTAACGACACAATCTACTTTACCAAGCAAGATGGTGTATTTATCAGTGGAACTATAAGCTCTAAAAAAGAGGTAGCTTATGCCATCTTTGAGAAGCTTAGTCAAGGTCTACCACTTAGAACAACAGAAATATTAGAAACAAAAAACTATCAAAAACCCTCGCAAGAGTAAAAACCAAAACAATGCTCAAACTAACCCTAGAACAAAAGAAAAAAGGTATCAAAGAAGAATTTACCTATGTAAACAGTAACGGAAGGATGTCAAAACAATACACCTACAAAGGGATGTATATAACATGGGATAACCAAATCCTACATGGCAAATGGTATTACTGGAGAGCAAGTTATTACGCTTCATTAGATGCCGCAGTTCAAGGAATAGACAGACATATCAATCACTATAAAATCAAATAAACAAATGCTAGTCATTAAAGATTACAAGAGCCTATTTAAGTATGGGGACATGAAAAAGATTATGGAGATAACAGGCTATAGTCGTTACGTTATTGAAACAAGATTAAAGAACAATGATTACGAAATGACCGAGTTAATCAAAACATTCTATGACAAAAAACTAGAAATACTTAAAAACCAAATATGGGAGCATCAGAAATAAGCTATTACGTTATGCCAGGACTAAAACATAGAGAGGTAAGATTTGAGCAAGTTATTAGAACTGTATGTGAGGTTATGAAAGCTGATAGACGTAAAGTACTGACGCCAAACAGAAGTAAAAACTTGGTGTTTGCTAGAAATATGTGTTACTTTATTTTTAGACGTTATTTTTCGATGACGCTAAAGGAGATAGGTCAAGCATTCGATAGGGATCACACTACAATCATTCATGGTATTATGACATTCCAAAATGATATTGAGTGCATCAAGTTCTATAAATCACAGTTTCAAGAGGTGCAACAGTCATTAGGATTACACTTAAACAACAAAAAATTAAACATTTTAAACACAAACTAAACATTATGCTATCAACATTCGCAGAATTAAACGAAACAGACAAAAGACTATTTGTCGCTAAAATCATCCACAACATTAATTACAGCCAATCAAGTTTTGACACTGTACAAGCTTTAGTTAAGATGTGGGATGAATACCCAAGAAGACAAGCAACTTTTTTTACAAAATTAAATCAAATAACAAATGGAATTACAAACAACTAACACCGAAATTCAAGCACCTAGTTACCACATGGTAAACAAGGACTCTATGCTTTCTTTATCTAACGAGTTAAAGAGATTCGTTAAAGAAGCACACTTAGTATCTAACATTAAAGGCAAAGACTATTGTAATGTAGAAGCCTGGCAGATGGCAGGAGCATCACTAGGCTTATTCCCTATCATTACAAGTGTACAAGACTTATCTAGTGAAACAGAGGTTAAGTACATGGCAACTTGCGAAGTTAGATCGTACCAAGACAATAAATTAGTATCTGTAGGTATAGCAATATGCTCTAACAAAGAGGGTAGCAAAAAGTTCTTTGATGAGTATGCTATCTTATCTATGGCACAGACTAGAGCAGTAGGTAAAGCATTCCGTAATCAGTTAGCATGGTTGATGAAAGCTGCTGGATTCGAGGCGACACCTGCTGAGGAGATGGATTTTGTACATGAAGAGCCAAAAAAAACCTCTAAGCCAGTACAAACAGTTGTAGCTGAAATCTTAGAAGATGAGCCTACAAGAGAAGAAATAATGATGGAGGTAGCTAAATGTACTAAGGTTAAGCAATTAACTGACACATACTTTACTTACAAGCAATCATTTGATTCTGATGAAACTTTGATGAAGGTATTAAAAATGAAAAAAGAAAACCTAAAATAAAATGAATTTAACATTATTACCAAAAGTAGAACTTAGTTCTATAGAACCGAACAAATTTGCTATTGAGTTAATCAAGTCGCAGATAGTAGATCACTTTACGCAGACTGGTGAGTCACCATTAGAACTACTCGTTAAGTCAGAGGCTGTTGTACAGCTTTTAGAAGGCATTAGAGCCGATTTAAAGGAGTTAGTACTAGATGAGCTTAGTAAGTATCCTGGAGGCAAAGCTGAGGTATTAGGAAGTGAAATGGCTAAGTTTGAATCAGGTGTTAAGTATATCTATGACCAAGACTATACTTGGAGCAAAATGAATGAAGAGATTGAGTCTTTAAAGTTTGCTTTAAAGGAAAGAGAAAAGATGCTTAGAACATTGCCAACCGCTATGGTTGATCCTGAATCAGGAGAAATGGTCCACCCAGCACCTAGAATAAGCACAACAACCTTTAAGATAAGCTTAAAGAAATAAAAATCCTCCACCACCTCAAGATACCAATATTAATAACCTGATAGTAATTTATACAAAACTTGGGGTGGTTTTTTAAACTTATGATAATTATCTTAACAATAGCACTTTGGGAACTAGGCAAGACCTTATTCTATAAACTTATAAACAAATGAAAGAAACACTTATTTTCTTATATGAATTAGTATATTTTGTAGTAATATCATTACCATTAGCTTTAACAATTTATTTAACAGCATTAATTATCGGTAAATTTAAAAATATATGATGGAGATTGCAGGATTAGAGAACTCAGTACCAGTGAGGATGATTTATATTGATGACAAAAGTGAAGTATTGTTTAAATCTTTAGCTCATGCAGCAAGGAATACAAGAATCACACAAGACTCAATAAAGAAATCACTTAATCCATTACTAAAGAGGAAATTTAAGCACAATAATAGAGATGTGGTTTTTAGGATAGTAAAGGATAAATAGTATATTTGTCGATGCAAACCGTACTTTGCAGTTAAAACTTATTGCCCGAAGAGGCGTGGGGGTGTACGGACTCCCGCAAATCTGAGGGCTTTTTTATTTTATGAATACAGGAATGATTGTTAAGAGCAGATCGGCTGAGAAGTTTACTGCCATCGACAACGAGATTATTAGGAATGTCGAATTAACATTAGAGGAGAGAGGATTATTAATTTACTTACTTAGTATGAGGCATGATTGGGTGGTTTATAAAACTAACCTACATGAACGATTAGGTTGCACTAAAGGTCAACTAGACAGAGTTTTTAAGGGATTACAAACAAAGAACTATATCTTGTCTGTAAAGGTTATAAATGAGCTTGGAAGATTTACTGGATGGAATCATGTAGTATATGATACACCAGCAATCCGAGATGATAAATCACCGAGTTCTATAAATGCCGAAGTCGGTGAAAGTGCCCCTATAAGTAATACTAATACAATTAATAGTAAATTAAATATTAAGAAAACTAAGTTTATAAGACCAACAGCTAATGAGATAGACTTATATGCTAAAGAAATAGGCTTTTTAACTCTTGATCCTTCTTACTTTATAGACCATTATGAATCTAATGGTTGGTTAATAGGTAAAAACCCTATGAAAGATTGGAAAGCTACTGTAAGAACTTGGAAAAGGAATAGTTCCAAATTTAATACTACTAACGTACCTACAAACAAAATAACTACACAAATAAAACTTAAATAATGACACCAAAACAAAAAGCAAAAGAATTAGTAGATAAGTATAATAAAGATATAATACTATATTGGGATTTATCTTATAACCAAGCTAAAAAATGTGCATTAATAGCATTAGATGAAATGATAGCAGAATTAGCTTATATAAGAAATTATGATGAAGAAATAGATGAAAAAATGATTATAAAAATAGACCAAAGACAAGATTTTTTAATAGAAGTTGAAAAAGAAATAGAAGCATTATGATTGCTATAAACCTACCAAAAGCTTTAGATATTGAATCTAACATACTTGGTGCATTGCTTTTAGACAAAAGAATTATCCCATTGGTTATAGGTCATCTAAAAACTGACATATTTTACGATCTAAAGCACCAAAAAATCTTTAATGCTATTAAGGAAATGTATGATAGTAACATATCTATAGACCTTACAACTGTAGCTCAAAAACTCTCACAAGATGAGGACATTATACGAGAAGGTGGTGCTTACTATCTATCTAAGTTAACTGATAATGTAACTACAACAGCTCATATCAATACCCATATTGAGATTGTTATTGAGATGTATAAGAAGCGTGAAGCTTATAAAGTGCTTAGAATAGCTGAGAATAGTTGTTTAGACAACGATAGTCAGTCATTAAACCTTTTATCTGACCTAAATAGTCAACTTATAGGTTTACTAGAATATGGCAATCTTTATGAAAAAAGCATAACAGACGTAGTTATGGCTATCAACTTTGCTAGGGATTTAGCAAGTAATGGCGAACTTTTAGGATTTAATACTGGTTTTGATGAATTAAACAAGACAATAGCAGGATGGTGTAAACCTGACCTATGTATTATAGCTGCAAGACCTGGTGCAGGTAAGACAGCAATGATGCTTTCAAGTGTTTATCACTTATCTATCTTAAATAACGTCCCTACGGCTATTTTTAGCCTTGAAATGAGCTCCGAACAGCTTGTTGAAAGGTTAGAGTCAATAACGAGTCAAGTGCCCTTAAAACGCCTTAGAACGAATAATTTGAATGACTACGAAAGAAAGCTACTTTTAAAGACCGATGACAAGATAATCACAGCACCCATCTACATAGAGGATACTGGAGGAATCAGTATCTCACAACTCAGAGCTAAGGCTACTATTCTAAAGCAGAAGTATGGTATTAAGGTAATATTCCTAGACTATCTTCAACTTATGAGTGGTCAAGGTAAGCAAAACCAAAACCGAGAGCAGGAAGTAAGTTTTATAAGCAGAAGCCTTAAAGCCTTAGCCAAAGAGTTGGAAGTGCCTATTATTGCTTTATCGCAGTTAAGTCGTAAGGTAGAAGAAAGAGCTGATAAGCTACCTATGTTATCCGATCTTAGAGAATCAGGTAGTATTGAGCAAGATGCTGACATTGTTATTATGCTTATGAGACCATCTTACTACGAAATGAAAGAGCCTGTAGAGATTGGTGGTAAAGAATACCATCCTGACGACCTTGTTATTGTTAAGGTAGAAAAGAATAGACATGGTAAGACTGGTAATATACCTATTAGATTTATTGGAGAAACAACCACATTTGAAGATTATAAAATTTAAAACTATGAAAACAGCAATGCAAGAATTACTAGATGAATTAAAAGAATATCAACTAGAATTTAATATACCTATTGAAGTAATAGATATGTGCGAAAGTCAAATAAATGTAGAAAAAGAGCAGATAATGAATGCTTTTAGTAGAGGGTTAGGTACAGAATTAAGTGATTGGGAAAATTCAGAACAATATTATGATAGAACCTATAACCAAAACAAATAAAATGGAAACAAACATTACACTTATCGACCAAAAATTCCCTGAAGTGGAATATGTGCAAGGCGAAGACCTTAATATAGAGAACATGAAAGAACGTATCGTTACTAAAGCATGGTATGATACTGCTAGATTTAATGACATAACAGATATAGCAGTTGGTATCGGTATGGGTACTAGAACACTTTATTTTTATGCTAAGAAATTAAAACTACCTAGAAGAAGTGGACTTAAATAGGAACTATAAGAATACTCGTAAGTTCGACATAGAACAAGCTAAGGCTAATGACGGAACTTATCAAGCATTGTTATTGTTTGCCAGGAACACAAAAATCTTGGTTATACAACAGCCAAAAGCATTGAAACAAAAATTCATGTGGCTTGAATATGAGAATAATGGTAAACCTAGTGGGATAGCTGATACAAGAGTAGAGTTCTTTGCTATCAACTTTGACCTTAAAGATAGGATATACTTTATACGAGCTGAGATGCTTAGAATAAAGGCAAGAAGGCACTTTAAGTGGGGTAAAACTAAGATAGTTGAGGGCATAAGATATGTAAAAGTTCCAACTGTGGAGATGATCCGTTTCGATTAATTAATGTAATTTCGTTTATATGACATACAAAACAGCAAGTGACTTAACCAAGATGATGCTAGAATATTTAGATAGTTTAGGTTATGAAGTATGGAGGAATAATAACCTAGCAGTTAAAGGAAGGTCTTTCATTGGTAAGAAAGGTTTACCTGACATCATAGGTTACCATAAGAACTATGGTCAGTTCATTGCTTGTGAGATTAAAGCTATAGGAGATAGATTAAGCGTATCACAAACAAGTTTCTTAACTCACTTAGGTATGTGCGGTGGCACATCTATTGTATGTCAACAAGTATCAGACGGAACAATTAATTTAACAATATTTTTAGACAATGGCGAAAGCAAAATCAGCATCTGGAACGAGTATGAAGGTGAGTTTCGGGAAGCGTAAAGAAGGTAGAGCAAAGAAATCTTATAACAAACATAGTCCAAGACCTAAAGCATATCGTGGTCAAGGGCGTTAAAACAACAATTATGGAAAATCTAGAATTAGAAAACAAATCAGAAAAAGTATCTAAGACAACTACAAAAGAAGTTAAGGTTACTGTAGTTCCTAAGGAAAACAAGTTTGTAACTGCTGAAACTATTAAGTTAGTAGAAGACATCTTAAACGATGGTACAGTAGACATCAAATGGAGAGCACAACTTAAAGAACAAGTAAGAAAATACAAAGGGCATGGAGAATAATTATGAGTATGATTCAGTCGTAGAGAGTGTTATTAATCGTTTAAAAGATAGGGCAAGGATTGGTTTTGAAAAGTATGGAACAGACCTTGACAGAAACGACTTAATAACAGAGCAATGGATTGAACACGCAATAGAAGAGGCATTAGATTTTAGTCTATACCTAACCAAGCTTAAAAATCAATTAAAAAAGAGTTTATAAACCAAAACAAAAATAACATGGCAACGCAAAAAGAGAACTTCTTAGGAAGATGTTTCACACTTAGATCAGCTTACGGATCATTCAGAAAAGTATCATTCGGTCCAGAGGACTTAAAGAAACTAAATGAGTTCGCAGCATCTAACAAAGGATGGTGTTCTATCCTTATCAAAGACAAAAAGAACGCAGGACCTGAACAAAGTGATTTCTATTGTGAAATGGATACATTTAAAGCAGGTGATTATAAACCAACGGATAAAAAATTAC